TTAGCGGATTTTGATGCTTATATCGTTTGGCCTATTCCTGTTGGCGTTTCTTCAATGGGTTATTCTTTAGACAAGGAGTATGCTCAGGCGTATTGTGAGGCAAACCCAGAGGCTGAGTATTGTCAGCCGCCATCACCTCTTGAAGAGATTGTTTAAAATAGTCTTTGCGTTAGCATTGGCATTTTTTATTTTAAAAGGGATTTGGTTTTTAGTATTTATTTACCACATATTTAAAATTATACGGTGAAAGAATTAAGCAAGGATAGTAAGTTTTCAATTAGTCTGGAAACATTAGGGGCTTTAGCGGTTGCTCTAGGGACTGTTATTGGTATGTGGTATTCTTTACAATCAGAGATAGAATTAGCTAAACAACTTCCTCCTAGTGAGGTGTCAAGAACTGAATACGACCTAAAAGACCAACTAATTAGAGAAACCATTATGAACACACAAGAAAAGGTGGAACAGAATGGGGACAAGTTAGACAAGATAGAAGAACGCTTATATCAGATAAGATGAAAAGGCTAGTCGTTTTATTGTTTTTGTTTCCGGGAATTATGTTTTCCCAAGTTAAAGTCGTACAGATTAATTCTACTTGGAACAAGAAAAACGATTTAAAGCTAAACTTAAAGAATTGCCAATACGAATACGCTTTATTAGAGGACTTAACTCCTAATCTAAAAAGTCAGGTTAAAAGTGTACCGTTTATTTATGTTCTAAAGAATGGGCATATAGTTGGTCAGTTTGATGGTGGGTTAAGAATGAAGTTAAATGTAACGGAGGAAGAATTACAAAAATTTATAGATAGAATAAATGAAGCTAACTAAAAACTTTAATCGGTCAGAATTTGAATGTAAAGATGGTTCACCAATGACAGAGAACCAATTCAAGAACATTCAAGAACTTGCAAAGAATCTACAGGTCTTAAGAGATGAATTAGACGAACCTATTTACATCACTAATGCTTATCGTTCAAGAAAACATAACGAACTCGTAGGAGGCTCTAAAAATAGCCAACACACTTTAGGTAAAGCTGCCGATATTTATGTAGAAAGTCTTAAACCAAAAGAATTAGCTAAAGTAATTGAAGGGTTAATTGAAGAAGGTAAGATGTCAGAAGGTGGTATAGGCATCTACACAAAGAATAAGTTTCTTCATTACGATATAAGGGGCATTAAAGCACGATGGAATGGGTAAACCTTTTAAAGATACTAAAGTAGGTAAAGTGCTACTTGGTGCAGCTTCTATTATTAATCCTACACTTGGTGGTGTGTTAGAAGGCGTTTTAAGCCCACAAGAAGCCATTTCAGAGATAATTAAGGCTGATATACCACAAGAGGATAAAATCAAGCTACAAACGCTTATATACGAGCAACAAGTTAAAGAGATGGAAGAAATAAGTGAAAGATGGAAATCTGACGCTTCTTCCGATAGTTGGTTAAGTAAGAATGTTAGACCAATGGTGTTAATTTGGTGTATTGTTGTTTTTACCATTGCAGGAATATTAGATAGTGTTGAGGGTATCCCTTTTCAGATTAATAGTCTTTGGAATGGTACTTTTGAAAATGTTATGATGGCGGTTGTATTAGCTTATTTTGGTGGTAGAACAACCGAAAAAGCCACTAATATCTTTAAAAAGAAATGAAGAAACAAACAGTCGTTAAGATAGAAAAGACAAAGGTTAAAAGACCTAATGTTCATTCTAAATCCAAGTCCTCAAAGCTTAAATCTTCTAAGTTGTACAAAAAAAAGTACAAAGGACAGGGTAGATAAAATATTTTTTTTATATTTGATGCATCTTGTTTATGCGTCTGAAATCACGATTCGGCAAGATTAATAAACTGGCAAGAATGGGAAGCTACCAAAGCCAGACTTCAACCTAAAGCAAACGAAGGGTAGTACTACACAGGAGTAGTGGAATTGCAAACCTAATTAACCTGTTAAAATTAGGTATCTGAAGAACTCTGAAGGCTTTGACGAAGTATGAGTATTTAGATGGGTAGCGTAGGGCTACCTATATCCTCTAACAACTGAAACTTTTCTAAAGTATAAATAATATATATTAATATAATATTATAATTAAATAAATAATTAATAATATAGTATATGAAGTTAGATATAAAAATAAAACAACACGAAGGTTCAGATGAATTTTATGATATTAAATTATTTACTTACAAAGAAGTTATAGAAACTAAAGTAGATAAAGAAAACCTTCGTTATTTGATAGGAAAAATAGATAACACTATCATTCCCTAAATTTTATTCTAAAATTATTCCTTGAAGAAAAGAAATCAAAGCAGAAAGAACCTTATAATAGCTTTAGATAGGGTATTTTCAAAGTACATAAGAACAAAGTATTTAAGGGACAACTTTGTAGAATGTGTTACTTGTAAAAGGAAGTACCCACTAAAGTCTATTCAAGCAGGTCACTTTATGTCAAGGAGGCATTATTCTACCAGATGGGATGAAGAGAATGTTTATCCACAATGTTATGGATGTAATGTAATGCAACAAGGGCAACAGTATTTGTTTTCTAAGTTTATAGATGAAAAGTTTGGAGAAGGATATAGTGATGTTTTACTTTTTAAATCCCGGGAAACGGTTAAGTTCTCAGACTTTGAATTAGAAGAAATGATAGAAGATTATACTAATCGTCTAAAAGTTTTGGAAAAAGAGAATTTTTGATTATATTTACAACGCTGACAAAAAACTTTGTAGTAGTAGTTTTTTCATAGTAATTTGAATTAGTTTGGAGAGGGGAAGTTTAGGCTTCCCTTCTTTTTTTTGATTTATTTTATTTTTTTTTAAATATTTTGTTTATATTTGGGTATTGTTTAACTAAAACTCAAATTATGGAAAAACGATTTACTTATCTACTAGGCTTATCTAAGCACACTAACAATGTTTTAATGCACAACGAACTCAAGGAACTTAAAAGAGATGTTCTTAAGTTTCCTATGCTTCGACTTGAGGCAATGGAAAGACGCATTAAAGAACTTGAACAAGAAAACGAATTACTAAAAGCTAAGCTTGAAATCTATGGACAAATCTAAACTACGAGAACTTTATCAGTATTACGAATTACAACCAAGTGATGTATTTAAGCATCAGCACTATGTAATCTTGACTAGACAAGCTATCGACAAAATCATAGCTAAAGAACAACTAGACATTAGATATGAGGTTATTAAGTGTGAACCTGAGTATTGTTGTTTTAAAGCGATAATGGAAAAGGATGGCAAACATCTAGAAACTTTTGGTTCTGCTAAATACGGAGACTATAAAAACGGAAATAGTCAATCCTATTATATCGCAGAAATGGCAGAGAAGAGGGCGAAGTCTAGACTCACTTTAATGTCTACTGGTTTCTACGAGTTAGGAGTATTTGGTGAAGACGAATCTGAATCTTTTAAGAAAAATGGATAGATACACAATTCAGAAACTGTTTAAAGGACACTATCAAGTCATAGACGATAGAGGAGAATCCTTGTTTGAAGGTAGTATTTCTGAATGTTATTGTTATCTTCGTTTATTTGTAATGAACCTAATAGAAGAATAAAATGGAATTAAGCGAATGCTGCGATGCTACAAGATGGCTGGAGGAATCAGATATTTGTGGTAAGTGCAAAGAACACACAGAATTTTACACAGAAGATTAATAAATTGATAATTAAATATTTAAAAAATGGATTTAAAAGTAAGAGGTAAGATTACCAAAATTAACAACGTACAAACCGGGAAAACGGATAAAGGAGAATGGAAGAAAGTTTCATTCTTATTGGACAATGGCGCAAAGTATAACAACTTATTCTGCTTTGATGTTTTTGGTCTTGAGAAAGTAGATGACTTTTTAAAGTACAACAAAGAAGGTAAAGAAGTAGATGTGAGCTTCAATGTGAACTGTCGTGAATACGAAGGAAGATATTACACTTCTTTAGATGCTTGGAAAGTATTTACTGCAAAAGAACTAACTTCGTCTGAACAACATCCAGATAGAGAAGACGATATGCCATTTTAATTATAGGGGGGCTATATGCCCCCTTTTTATATTCAAACTATGCTAATTGACTACACAAAAGAACTACAACACCTCGACAAAATACGAAAGGGTGAAATAAAAGAAGGTTTGTCCCTGGGTATTCCGGAAATTGACGAATATTTTCGTTTTAAGAAAGGGAACTTTAATGTAATACTAGGACAAGCGAATGTCGGTAAGACTTCTATGGCTTTGTATTTAATGCTTTTATACTCTTTAAGACACAATATTAGATGGGTGGTTTTTTCAAGTGAGAACGAACCGTATTCGATTATAAGAAAACTAATGGAATACTTACTGGCAGAACCTATAAATAAGATGTCAGAAGAAGCTTATAAGTATGGTACAGAAGTAATTAGGAATTACTTTAAATTTATAAGTCCTGAAAAACTTTACACCTATAAGGATTTAATTAGGTTGGCAGAAAGCTATAAAGCGGCTTGGGACTATCAGGGTATGTTAATTGACCCTTATAACAGTTTAATAAAAGATGCTGAAATGTCAAAGACAATAGATGGACATAGTTATGACTACCAAGCTATGACTGAACTCAGACAGTTCTGTAAAAGAAACGAAATTAGTCTCTGGTTAAATGTTCACGCAGTAACCGGGTCGATAAGAATGACTCATTCTATGGGTCACGAATACGCGGGTTATCCTTTACCACCAAGCGCAGGAGATGTTGAAGGGGGGGCGAAGTTTGTCAATCGTGCTGATGACTTTTTGACTTTCCACAGATACACACAACACCCAAGTGATTGGAATCAAACACATATGCACATAAGAAAGACAAAAGAAACAGAATCCGGTGGTAGACCTACACCATTAGATAGTCCTGTTAAGTTAAGGTCTTTAAAGAATAATGTGGGGTTTGAAATAGATGGAATGAATATTTTAAAAAGAGTTTTAGAAAACAAACAAGAACAAAAATTTGCACAAGCTAACCTTAGAAAAGCATAATGGACTGGGAATTAAGATTTATATTTAGTTTACCACACCAAAGGGTGTGTTTAGGATGGGAGGTTCTGTACCCCACAGAAGAATTTCCTTATCAAACTTTGAAGCTTTACTTATTATTATTAACGATTGAACTTGACCTATAATGCTTCAAATCTTATCACGACATCACGACTTATGGATGAGTTATGTTTTAAGTTTTTCGGTAAATCCTGATACGGCAAAAGACATAGTTCAGGAGTTCTACCTTAAAATGGCAGACTACGATAAAGATATAATGATAGGCGAAAAGATTAATTTCTATTTCGTCTATTTGGTTTTAAGGAATATGATATTTGACCTAAAGAAAAAGGAGAAACGATTCTATTTCACAGAGGAGATTCCAAGCATAGAGGAAGAAGAATATTTTGAAACCGATACAAGCAAAAGCGAACACATTACAAAGTGGTTAAATGACCATAATTTAGATGAGTTAGAC